AGGTGCTGCCAACTGGATTGCAACTAACGTAACTGACGCTGGAACTTCTGGTTCACACGCAGCAGTTGTTGAGGCCGACATCATTGCAGTAGCAGAGTCTACTTGGAATGCTGGTGGAGAACCTTCAACTATGCTAATGGGTGCTACTAACAAGAAGTTAGTAACAGCAATGTCAGGTCGTGCTGATGCAGTTCGCTCAGTTGCAGACAACAACCTAACTATTCAGAATGCTGTTGACGTTTATGTATCAGACTTTGGTACATTCAACATCCACTTGGATAGATACTGTGACCAAGATGTAATCTACTTCCTAGACCACGACATGTGGTCAGTTGATTACCTTCGTGATTTCCAAACTGTGGACATCGCTAGGGAAGGTGACTCAGAGAAGAAGATGCTTCTAGTTGAGTACGGTCTACGTTGTGGCAACGAAGCTGCTAACGGTAAGATTAGATACACTACTGGTTAATAGCTAACCTACTACCACCCTAGGAAACTGGGGTGGTTTACATTATGGCAATTGATACAAAAATAATAACAAATTTAGACGGAAGCCTTACTGTCGCTAGTGGACAAAACGATAAGGCAGTCAAGAAAGTAGCTGACTTTAATAAACAAGATAAGTTTAATGCAGGTACTAGAAACAAATACAAAGGTGACTCACAGTTTTCACACCGAGTAGCAAGAATACCTCTGATTGTAGTAGAGAAGATGATGCGAGAAGGTGTATGGGGAAACCAAGAAAAAATGAGAGAGTGGTTAAACCACCCAGACAACGCTCCTTGGAGAACTACTAAAGGAAAAGTATAATGGCATTAGGTACATATACAGAATTAAAAGATGCAATAGCAGACTGGTTAGATAGGTCAGACTTAACCGCAAGAATACCAGACTTTATTGCATTAGCAGAAGCTAGAATTAATAGGGAGCTACGCATTAGACCTATGGAAGTAAGAAGTACAATGGTAACTACAGCAGACCAACAGTATTTCCAACTGCCGGGTGGTTACATTCAAATGCGTAACATGCAGCTTAATACAAATCCAACGACACCTCTTGAGTACATTACACCAGAAATGTTAGATAGATTGTATGGTAGCACTACATCAGGTAAGCCTAGAGCTTACTCATTAATAGGTGACGAAATACAATTAGCACCTATACCAGATTCAACATACACGGTAGAGATGGCATTCTATGAGAAGTTTACTTCTTTAGGTGACGGTACATCTGGTACTGTAACAAGCAACTGGCTAACTACAAATGCACCAGATTTATTATTATATGGTGCTCTTATGGAAGCAGAACCTTTTATTAAAAATGATGAAAGGATACCAGTGTGGTTAAGCGGATACAACAATGCAATAGACAAATTACAAAAAGCAGACCAAAGAGATAGACACTCTGGTTCTGCAATGAGAGTAAGAAATATATACTCTGGAGTTGAAGGTTAATGGCTTCTAGCACTTGGTCAGCAGACTCATCTACTTGGTCTAGTAATTCCTACATATGGAATAACAGCACATACCAAGTAACAGCTAATATGACACAGACTATATTATCTAAGAGTGGTCTGGAAGATACAATATTCCCTAGGTCTTTGTCTATGGGCGGTAACTATGGAATGTCTGGCACAACAGCACACGTTATGCCATCAACAGCTACACTAGAAGGTACTAGTGCAGTAACAAACAGTCAGACAGCACAGCTTCCAGTCAGTGGAACTCTGGCAGGAACAAGTAATATAAAGAACAACGTAAACTTTGAAGAGAGTGGCACTATGGGTATGACAGGTTCTGCCTCAAGTAACAACACCTTCTTATGGAACGATGTAGCGGAAGACACGGATACACTTTGGACAAAGATAAGTGACCCAGATGAATAATAACAGGAGTAAATAATGGCATTAGAAAATGTAAACATAGGGCTTGCTAACTATTGGAAAGTTACTTGTCTTGACAAAGACGGAAACGTCAAATGGGAAGAGAATAAAAAGAACCTTATTACAACAGTAGGTTTGAACCATATTCTAGATACACAATTTCACGCAGGAACACAAGTAACTACTTGGTACATAGGTCTTAAAGGTGCTGGTACTCCAGCTGCTGGTGACACTATGGCATCACACTCAAGTTGGGCAGAACTTACTGGCTATTCTGGTAACAGAAAAGAATGGACAGAAGGTGCAGCTTCTGGTGGTAGTATGACTAATAGTTCTAGCGTAGACTTTACAATTAACGCAACAGCTACAATTGCTGGTGCTTTTCTAAATACAGCAGCGACAGGAACTGCGGGTGTACTATACGGTGTAGTAGACTTTAGTTCTTCAAGAGCAGTAATCTCTGGTGACACACTACAGGTAACAGTAACAGTAACAGCTGCTTCAGCATAAAGGAGTAGAGAATGGCTTTAGAGGATTTAACAGGTACTAAGTACATAGATGACCTCGTAGCGACTAACCCAGCAGCAGGCGATAATGTCTCTGAGGGTGATGACCATATACGAGGAATCAAGAATGTACTAAAGACTACATTCCCCAGCATAGATGGTGCAATAACTGCAACAGACACTGAGCTTAATTATGTAGATGGTGTTACCTCTGCTATTCAAACTCAGATAGATACCAAGGCTGCGACTACTGCGGTAGTAACTAAGACATCAGCTACAGGTTCAGGAGCTTTACCAGCAGGTACAACAGCACAGAGAGATGGCTCACCTTCTGCTGGATTTATTAGATTTAACACAACAGACAGCAGTGCTGAGATTTACGATGGTTCAGCTTGGACAGCAGTAGGTGGTGGTAATACTACAGACAAAGGTTTGTATGAACACGCTCACACAATAGCAGCTAACTATAGCATAACGAGTGGCAACAACGCTATGACTGCTGGTCCGATTACAATCAATTCAGGGGTATCAGTCACAGTACCTACTGGTTCAACTTGGGTGATAGCATAATGGCAAAAGTTAAAATACAAGGTAACGCATCAGGCACAGGGGTACTAACAGTAACTGCTCCAAATACGAGTACAGACAGAACGATTACACTACCTGATTCTACAGGCACACTAGCAACAACTGCGGATGTACCAGCTGGAATTTCATCTTCGGCTGATGCTACTGCAATTACTATTGGTAGTGATGAAAGTGTTGGGATTGACAACTCTACAGGTTTCGGAACATATAGCGGAACTGGTGTTAAATACTCAAAAGGTGATGGTACTTTTTTTGTTGGTAGAGATGGTGGACAACCTTTATGGCTTAACAGGGAAACATCACAAGGGGATTTGATTGGTCTTGCTACTGCTGGCTCAACCCACGCAAGAATTGGCACTACCAGTAATGCACTTGTATTTAAAACTGGTACTGGTGGTAACACAGAATGTATGCGTATCGATTCTGATGGTCATATGACTATGCCTAAACAACCAGCGTTTCAAGCAAAAATGTCATCAATGCTGAGTAATATTTCAACTAGTACATCTACTGCATTGCCATTTAACAATGAGATATTTGACAATAACTCAGATTTTAATACAAGCACTTATACTTTTACTGCACCAGTTACAGGTAAATATCAATTTAATACCTTCTTTCGTTTACAAGAAGTTGATACGGGTGCTAGTTATTACCATTTATATTTTATTACCAGCAATACTGCATATTACGACATTATAAGTCCAATGTTTACAACTGATTTATCGTATATGAATTTGCGTTGCTCAGTTTTAGCAGATATGGATGCAAATGATACTGCTTATGTACATATATATCAAGCTGGTGGAGCAGTACAAACTGATGTAGCCGCTGGAGATGATGCACACTTTTCAGGATATTTAGTTTGTTAATAACAGGGCGAAATAACCCACTTTAAATGAAGGAGTAATAATGGCAACACACACAAAAACAGTAAGTCTTACAGATTTACAACAAAACATTTTAAAGAACGATTTATATAGTGACGCAGATAATGCTGGACTAGATGATTGGATTCAAGCAGCAGTTGATGGCAAGATTAATAATTGTTGGAAAAGAATGCAATCTGAGTGGACAACTAAGTTAATGAATGATGATTCATTTACAGATGCAATACCAAGCAATCAAGCAGACTTTGTAGCGTTAGTAATAGCTAGGTCAGACTACAAGAATCGTAAAGAAAGAGATGATGCACGAACACTTTAGGAGTAACTAGATGGCAATAACAATTAGTGGCGGTGGAATAACCACAAACGAAATACTAGACAACACAATTACTGCTAGTGACATTAACTCAGCAGTAGAGTTAGGTGGCCCAAGTCTAGGTACTTCGAGTGTGATTAGAACTAATGCCCAAACAATAAGCGAGAATATAACCATTCCTAGTACATCTAATGGGATGAGTGCAGGACCTATAACAATTGCTGATGGGTACACAGTCACAGTCAACGGAAACTGGAGCGTGGTATGAGTACATTAGAAGTCAAAGCGATACAAGCACCAACTGGTTATGATTTACAGATGCCTGCTGGTCATATATTACAAACTGTCAGCACAACAAAAACTGACACTTGGACATATACAGGTTCAACTACACTACAAGATGTTACAGGGTTGTCAGCTACTATAACACCAACATCTACATCAAGCAAAATATTAGTTCAAGTTAGTCTTACTTTTACTGCTAGTGGAAGATATTCTGGTGCAAGATTATTAAGAGGCTCTACTTATATTGGAGGTGGAGATTCTTCGGGAAGTAGGTCAAGTGTAAGTGTATCACCTCAAGCTAATGAAGGAGAAACAGGTAACGCATATGTGTTGCGTACTTCTAGCTTTTCTTACCTTGATAGTCCAAGCACCACATCAGCAACAACATACAAAATTCAAGCGGGAAATCCCTATGATTCTAGTGTAACAACTTATGTTAATCGAATACAAACAGATAGTGATGCTGCTTGGTCACAAAGAGGCAGTTCAACAATAACACTTATGGAGGTAGCTGGCTAATGGCATCAAAAATTAAAGTAGACCAATTAGAAACCGCAGATGGCACAGGCACTATAGCCTTACAGAATCAGTTAAGCGGATTGACGAGTGCGAGTATGCCTACGGGTAGTGTTATACAAGTAGTACAAAATTATATAGCTAGTGAAACTTCATCAACCTCAACAAGCTATGTTGCTACTGCTGGAACAATTACTGTAACTCCTCAATTTTCTAATAGCAAAATTTTAATTTCAGTACAAAGTTTTTTTTGGAATAAAACTGCTAGTGCTGGAGGTGTTTTAACAATATACAGAGGTAGTACAGATTTAGCTGTTGGTTCGCAAATGGCAAGAATTTATCCTGTGGATGGTGGAAAAATACAGCATCACGTTAATATTGCATATTTAGACTCACCTAATACAACTTCAGCTACAACATACACAGTCTATATGAAAAATTCTTATGGTACTTCAGAAATGAAATTTGGTTCAAGTAGTGCAGAAGGAATAACAATGATGGCACAAGAAATCAAAGGATGATTAATTTAATTTTTTTAACAGGAGCAAGAAATGGCAAATGAAATAGGTACAACTGATGCCCTTCAATCTTTAAAGCCAGGAGCTGAATGGGTATTGAGGGGTGACGAATTAGAGTGGCTGGACAGTAAACAAACTGAACCCACTAAAGAAGAATTAGACGCAGAGGTTAAAAGACTTCAAGGTGTCTATGATGGTAACAAGTATCAGCGAGATAGAGCAGCAGAATATCCAAGTATTGCTGACCAACTTGATGACATATACCACAACGGAATTGATGGCTGGAAAGCTACAATCAAAGCAACTAAAGACAAATATCCAAAGGGGTAAGCGACAATGCCAACAGAAATTAGTGGCTCAACTGGAGTCAACAAAATACAAGACGGAACAGTTGTTAATGCTGACATAAACAGTAGTGCCGCTATTGATACAAGTAAATTAGCTGGTGACAACACTCCATCATTCAAAGTTTTAGCAACAGATGGTACAAGCATTTCACACAATACTTGGACAAAAATTACTTTTGGAACAGAAGTTTGGGATACAGACAATGCTTTCGCATCAGATAAATTTACAGTACCAAGCGGAAAAGACGGAAAGTACCAGTTTAATTGGAGAGTTAAGCTGAGTGGTATCGATGACAATGAATACATTAGAACAAATTTATACAGAAATGGCTCAAAAGTAGAAGCATCAGGCAATGAATGGCACAGTCCTGTTACTGATGCTCAAGTTCCAAATCTTGGTAGTTATACAATGAGTTTGTCTGCTGGTGATTATGTTGAACTCTATTGCTACCACGTTGAAGGTAGCACTAGAACTATGTTTGGTGGAACTGATGAGTATTCTTCAGATGCTTCTTACTTACAAGCAATTAGATTAATAGGAGTATAAGATGTCAACTATAAAATCAAGTGCAGAACACCTAACATTAAACGCTGATGGTTCGGGCAACGACATAAAGTTCCAATCTAATGGCACAGAAGTAGCCAGTATTTCAGATGGTGGTGTAGTAACTGCGACTAGCTTTAGTGGTAGCGGTGCTAACCTAACTGGAGTTGGAGTAGCTGGAATTTCATCTAGTGCTGATGCTACAGCTATAACTATTGATTCAAGTGAGAATGTAGGAATTGGTACTGCTACAAGTCCATCAGCTCCTTTACACATTAAAAAAGATTCTACGGAAACATCTTTAATAGTTCAGTCAAATGTTGGTGGTAGTGGTTCAGCAGTAGGTGGTAGATTAAGATTACAACTTGGCGCACAAAGTAACTCAGGCTCAGGCAATGCTGATACACAATCAGGAGATGTTCTTGGGCAAATTATGTTTGAAGGTCAAGGTACAGATTATGCTTATCAAGGTGGCAATATAAAAACTATTGTTTCTACTGGTGATGGTGATGATGGTAGAGCCAATCAAGGTACTGATATGATTTTTGAAACAATGTCAGTTGGCAACACAGGCCCATCAGAACGCTTACGCATAAAATCAGATGGCAGAGGCTTGTCACAGTTTACTGCAAAGGCTTGGGTAAACTTTAATGGTTCAGGTACTGTAGCAATTCAAGATAGTCATAATGTTAGTTCTATTACTGACCACGAAGTAGGCAGTTACTCAGTCAATTTTGCTAATGATATGGCTAATGCAAATTTTTCTTCTACTTTGACTGCTGGAAATTGGGAAACAACTAATACTGATTCTTATATGGCTTGTGGTTTGTACGACACAGCTTCAGGGCAAACAGTAAGCAAACAAAAATTTAGAACTATAAGATTAAATATGTCTAGTGTTATGTTTAAAGACCCTAAAACAGTTTGTGGTACATTTTTTGGAGATTAGGATATGAAAATAATTTACGATGATAATGGCACACTTGCTCAAATGACTCCAGCACCTAAATTTTTAGCAGAACTTGAAGGAACGCTAGAAGAAAAGTTAATACACTTAGCTAACAAAGACTTACCTACTGGAACGAAGTACGAAATTACAGATGCTGATTTAAGTGACAGAACATTCAGAAATGCTTGGGAATATGTAGCTGGTGCTAATGAAAAAACCTCAGAAGATTTGAGTGCAGAGGACTTAGCTAAATACAATATGAAGGAGAATAAATAATGCCAATGCAAATTAATATTGATAAAGCTAAAGACATAACTAAAGACAGACTTAGAGCAGAGAGAAAACCTTTGTTAGAAGAACAAGACATTCTGTTTATGAAAGCACAAGAAGCTGGCTCAGATACTTCTGCTATTGTCACAGAGAAGCAAAGGCTTAGAGATATTACAAATCAAGTAGATAGTATGACTACTACTGATGAGTTAAAGGCAGCTAAAGTAGAAGCCTAATGAAAGAAAAAATACTGGGCTTGATTATAGGAATAATCGTAGTAGCTATTGTATTATTTACACCTATTAATGCAGAAGCTGCTGACCCTATAGTAACTAACAGTACCAGTACAAGTACAGTAACAACAAGTACAGACAGTAAGAGTACAGTTAGAACTAACCCACCTAGTGCAATCAGTCCAAGCATTAACGCAAGTAATAGTGACTTATGTATGGTAGGAGTTAGTGGAGCAGTACAAACACAGATACTAGGTATCAGCACAGGACAGGCTTACACAGATGAGAACTGTATGAGGCTTAAGAATGCAAAGGTACTATATGATATGGGTATGAAGGTTGCAGCAGTTGCATTAATGTGTCAAACGAGAAGCGTATATGACGCAATGAAATTTGCCGGGACACCCTGCCCGATTTATTCACCGACTACTGGTGAGGGATTAATAGGACAAGAAGCTACAAAAGAATGGAGACTAAACCCTAAGAAGATTCCACCTAAACAACCAGCTTCTAATATGAATAGAGGAGTATTTCTTGAGAAATTGGTTAGTGGCATTATTGGTGTTATGCTTCTCGCTATCCTCGTCATCTGACCCTGAGATAGTTGAGCATCAGATTGCAGACGATGGCTGGATTGAAGTACCCCTTGACTTTACTTTTCCTTTTTATGGAAATAGTTATGTCACTAGCTTTATGTTTAGTAACGGTGTTGTGGGGTTTCTTGACCCTCTCGATGTACCCGGCACTGGTATTGTACATGATGGGTTGTGTTGTAACGGAGAGAACTTTGAAGGTGGTGCGACAGGTGTAAGATTTCATTACACTATTATGCCTTGGCATACTGACTTAATAGACACGGGAGTTGGTAAATTTTATACGCAAGGTGATGAGACTTTCCAGAAGTATATGTGGGAAAACTTGGCAGAGTATTATGACAGAAATACAAGTAATACATTTGACTTAACAATATTCCCAATGGGCAACATAGAAATAAACTATGAGAAGGTCCACATAAAGAATCATTCGGTAACAGTAGGGGTAGTAGGAGATTTAAGTGTGGGTGAGTATGAACAATGGTTCTATAACCACCCTACTAATGGAGCAGTATACTGGGATAGTTCACAAGCTGACCCAGTAGAAATAGCGGAAGGAGAAAGCGTATGCAGTGTAATACCAGACAGTCACATAAGTTGTTTATACTACCCACAAGTCTATGCTGATAATGTGTATAATCAACAATGTGCACTTGACCCTTTGTATGATTACGGTTGTGATGGATGGAGTGATGCTTACATAGAGGAATATGTAGAGCCAGAAGAACCAGAGGTATGGGAAGAAGAGGAAGAGTTTGAAGAAATATTTGTAATAGAAGAACCTCCTGTATTTGAAATAATAGACATACAACCTTTGGAAAACTTTACACCTGCTACAATAGAAGAAGCTCTAGTTGAAATAGAAACTGTATTTGAAGAACTAGCACAAGAAGAATTAATAGAAGAATTAGAAGCAGAGCTAGAAGAATTCCTAGAGCCTGAAGTAGAAGAAGAACCTATTGAAGAACCTACGGAGGAAGAGCTAGATGAGCAAGAGCCTGAAGAAGAAACCGTACAAAAAGAACAAACAACGGAAGAGCCTCAACAAGAAGAAGTAGTAATAGAAACTGTTGAAGAGCCAAAGCTAGTAGAGACTAAGAAGAAGGCTAGTAAGAAACAAAAGATGCGTGAGATTATTAGCGACAAGCTAAAGAATCTTGCAGTAGAAATGGGCGAAGCTGCCTCTTTAGAAGAACAACAAAAACTACAAGCTCTTATACTTACACTACTTAACTTCAATGCAGGCTTTAATAGTTACAATACGCAGCTACTTGTAGATGGTATTTTTTATGAAGACAAAGGTATATACTTAGACAAGGACATACCTGATAATAAAAGAGGCTTGAGAAACGGACTGGCCAACGAAATATTACATAACAAACTAATGGATTTACAATGGCAGAAGTAGAGTACGGTGGAATTAAAGTAGGTGGTAGTAAAGCTCTATTAATTATTCCGTTATTAGGTACAATCATTGGTGGTCTATGGGGTGGCTTTGAAGTTTACCAAAGGTATTTAGACATGGAAGCTAAGATAGCTTCTTATACTGCACCAGACCTCACAGGTATAGAACAAGAGTTAGCAGTAATAGAAGAGACTTTAATAAGTGTAAGTGAGTCAGTTGAGTTAGCTAGAGAATACACAAGAACAATCAAGAATGATTTAAAAGATGACCTAGCTAGACAAGAAACACTTATGGAAAGGCTGGAGGATAAAGTCAACTCTTCTCAAGATGAGATTGATAAGACTATTGACACAGCCGAAGAAAGGTTTGATGCAAGACGAGATGCTTTGTATTCAGACACAGATAGAAAAATAAAGGAACTAGAAGAGAGGCTCAACGCTAGATTGCAAAGAGCTTTAGACAACCCATTAGCAAATTAAGGAGAATAATATGCCATACGGACCCGGAACATACGGAAGTAAAAGAGGTAGACCACCTGTTAAAAAAACTGGTAAGAAAAAAGCACCAATGAGGAAAGGCAAAAAGTAATGGCTAAAGATTCAAGACTAACCAGAGCTGGGGTCTCTGGATACAACAAACCAAAGCGTACACCTAGTCACAAAACTAAAAGCCACGTTGTTGTAGCTAAGGAGGGTGGTAAAGTTAAGACTATTAGATTTGGACAACAAGGAGTTTCTGGTGACAGGACTGCTACTAAAAGGTCAGCATCATTTAAAGCAAGACACGCTAAGAATATTAAGAAAGGTAAGATGTCTGCTGCTTATTGGGCTAACAAGGTGAAGTGGTAATGGCTAGACGAGGATTGTACGCAAACATTAACGCTAGGAAAAAAGCTGGCACAAGCAGAAGCAAAAAGAATTCTACTATTAGCAAGAAAGCCTATGCCAAAATGAAAAAAGGATTTAAGAAGTGACCGATGAAATCAAGCGTATGCAAATGCAATTAGACAAACACGCTGGACAGATAGCTAAGTTGTTCAGCAAAGTTGATGATACTAATGCAAGCATACAAAAAATTATGAACACTTTAAATCAGATTAGGTGGACATTTTTTGGTGCTCTAGGTTACTACGCAATATCTGAAATAGGGATTTTAGAAGCAGTGAGGATAGCAGTATGATAGCATTTTTAACAAACGTAGCACCAATAGCATTAGGCTTTGTTGCTAAGTTGTTTGCACTTAAAAGTCAAGCAGCACAAGAACAACAAAAGCTAATGATACAATCGTTGCAAGTGCGTAACGATTCTATTAATATGGCAAGAGATAGAGCAGACAAAGAAAGTCCAATGGCTGCACTTAACAGACGAGTAATTATATTTGTCATATTAGCTTTAATTATATTTACACAAGTAGCTCCGGTGTTTTTTAATGTACCTACAGTAATACCTACTGTAATAGAAGGAGCAAGCATACTTGGATTTGAGTTGACACCTGATACAATAGAGTATGTAACTGTACAAGCAGGTGCTGTGCTCAAGTTTGATGAGGTGTTTGCTTGGGCAACTATGATTATAGAATTTTATTTTGGAGCACAATTAGCTAAAGGAAAATAACATGGCATTAGAATCAACAACATACATAGATGGGTTAGTAGCAACAAACCCTACAGGCACAGACTCAAGGAGTCAAGGGGATGACCATATAAGACTAGTTAAGTCTGCGGTCAAAGCTACGTTTCCTAGTATTTCTGGTGCTATAACAGCTACACATACAGAGTTAAATAAACTAGATGGTTATACTGGTACAACAGCAGAACTAAACTACAATGACGTACCAACGCTTGGAACAGTGGAGTCTTCTAGAACTGTAACTGCTGATGCTGTAGGTACTACAAAGAAACTAAAAACACAAGAGCAAACAGAAATTGTTAATGCTATTGGTACAGTTAGTAGTTCTACTGCAATTAACTTTACACTCGGCAATGTAGTAACTGCTGTACTTGCAAGTGGTGGTTCGTTTACAATTACTAACGCACCTACTTCTGGTATATATGGAAAGTTTAAATTAATATTAACTAATGGTGGTACAGTAACAGACCCTTGGCCTAGTAGTGTTAAGTTTGCTGGAGGTACTACACCTACACTAACAACAAGCGGAATAGACATTCTTACATTTGAAACAATTGACAATGGTGCTAACTGGTACGCAGTTGTTGACGGTTTAAATATGAGCTAGGAGATACATGGGAATTTCATTAGAACAAGCCAAAGCAATAGAAGAAGAACAGCAAAAAGATTTTTTAAACAAGGTAGGATTTAGTCAAAAAATATCAAATATATTCAATCCTGTTGTAGATTATGTAGTAGATGGTGGTCTTTCTGATTTTTATACTAGATTAAATGCTGGATTTGATGTTTCAGATGATGAAATTAGAAGACATCGTTTAAATAAAAACATAGGTTACGGTGGAGGTAAGGCAGGATATAAGCATATAACTACAAACAGTGTTCCAGTTTCTGATGCTACAGATGGTTATCATATAAGGTCAGGAATTGATTTTGGAAATTTAGCTACTGGAGATAGCTTGCCGGGTGGTGGTCTACCTGCTGCTATATCTGGGATTGCGTATCAACAACTTATGGGATTAGGAGATGGCACTGTAGGTAAAAACGCTTTCTTACAATCAGTAGATAATATAACTGGTCTTAGAGAAAGTGGAAAAGCGCCTGCTTTAGATGCAATGTATGAATTTGGTGGGAATGTGTATAATCTTTTTAATCCACCAAGTAAGCCTAGTATTGACATTACAGCATTAGGTGGTCCTAGGGCTAAAGGTAATTTTACTAGAGGTACAATTAATGTAGAAGATTATGCTACTAAAGTAGCTAGAATAGCAGCAGAAAAAGAAGCAGCAGCAAAAGCACAAGCAGCGATACAACAAAGACAGCAACAACAATCACAAGCACAACAACAATCACGATTACCTATTATGAATACACCTAGCAACATAACAAAGTTTGGACCTGCTAGGTCAACAGCAATTAAAGGTGGTAGAGGTGGTAGAGGAAATGTAGGGGCAAGAAGAAAAACAACTTCTGCACCAGTATTTAAAAGCTATGGCCCACCTAATATGCAGAGGTTCTAAATGCCAGCACAAGTAACAGTATTAAACCCTACAGGAATTAATAAAGATATTGATTCTTATGAGCTACCAGAGACGCAATGGTCCGATGGTAATAATGTACAATTTGATAATGATAAAACTGCCAAAGTATTAGGGCAACAACAAGTATTTGGTACACCTACAGTAGCACCTTATTGGTTACTGCCTTTTAATACTACAACTACTGATTACTGGATTTACCCTAGCTTAACTAAGATATACAGGGTACACACATCAGGTACTTCTACTACGCATGCAGACGTTACACGTTCTAGTGGTGGTGACTACTCAGCTACTGCTGCTAAAGGATGGAACGGTGGTGTTTTAGGTGGTGTAGCTATACTTAACAACGGTGTTGATGACCCACAGATGCTAGGCACAGCATCGTCTAACTTTGCTGACCTGACTAACTGGCCTGCTAATACAACATGCCAAGTTATTAGACCATTTAAAAGATTCCTAGTAGCACTGGACACAACAGAGTCCGGCACACGCTACCCATTTAGGGTTAAGTGGTCACATCCAGCAGAAGGTGGTACAGTACCCACTACTTGGAATCCAGCAGATGCAACTAAAGATGCGGGTTATGTAGATTTGTCGCAGACTAATGGTAATGTAATAGATTGTTTGCCACTAGGTGACGTTAATATTGTATATAAAGAAGATTCAATCTGGTCTATGGCATTTGAAGGTGGACAGTCTATATTTGGATTTAGGCAACTATTTGATGATGTTGGTATCCTAGGTAGACACTGTGCAAAAAGTTTCGATAATAAGCATTTTGTGGTCTCTGAGGATGATGTATATGTGCATGATGGTCAGACTAAACAGTCAATTGTAGACCAACAGATTAGAGATGAGTTGTTTAACTCTATGCACCCAGACTACAAGACAAGAACATTTGTAGCTGCTGACAGAGAAAAAAATGAGATGTGGGTATGCTTTGTATCTAACACTAACGACACAAATGCATTTGCAGACACAGCTTATGTATATAATTTTAGAAACAATAGCTGGTCTAAAAGAGACTTACCATATGTAAGTTATATTTCTTGGGGCATTGTAGACACAGTAAGTACAAGTGATTGGTCAGAGACAGGAGACTGGGACACAGACAGTGAGTCTTGGGATTCACCACTTAAGCCTAGTTTATTGTTAGCTGCTACAAGTGCTACTAAGTTATATGTATTAGGTAGCAATCAGAATGCAGGTACAAGTTTTAGAGCTTACGTTGAAAAAGACAATATGAATTTAGGGTATCCGGGTACTAAAACTATACAAAAATTAGTACCAAGAATAAGTGGTACAGGCTCAGTAGATTTTTATGTAGGTCAAGAGATGATGCCACATGAAGGTACTACATGGAAAGGGCCATATACATTTACTAGTGGTGTGCATTCAGAAATACCAGTAAGAGCTACTGGAAACTACATTGGTATTAGAGCAGAGTCTACTGATGCAAACACATGGTCACTAGCTAATTTAGAAGTACACTGGAGTCCGTCAGGTAACAGAGGTAAAGGAGTATGATTCGTTATTCACCTTCTCCAGTACCTGAGGATGCTAAAGATTTACCTGCATATTTAAGAAAAGAATTTGAAAGAATGTCTGCTATAATAGGTAACATTGCTGATGGACATTATGAAGAATCTAATGTAGTTCCGTCAAAGCCAAGAGCCGGAGATGTCAGGTACGCAGATGGCAGTAACTGGAATCCCGGTAGTGGTGAGGGATTATACTTATACTTGAGCACAGGAGCGTGGAGTAAACTTTGATTGAAGGGATTAAGGGGGAGAGTGTAGAGGTGTGGTGGCCTCTCGTTGAAGAATACTTGATTGCAGCCTTGAAACATGGTTTAGGGGAGTATAGTATTACTGACATAAAAAGTGCTTGTAAATCGAAGAATATGCAGCTTTGGGTAAAAATAGACAAAGAAGTACAAGGTGCTTTTGTTACAAAAATTAGCAAGTATCCACAGAAAAACATATTATGTGTATTGCTATTAAGTGGAAAAGAATTTATGACATGGAGAAATGAAGCAGATGCACTCCTAAATGCATTTGGAAAAGAAAACAACTGTGAGTATGTAGAACTATTTGGTCGCAAAGGATGGGGAAAGGTACTTAAAGATATTAACTATAAAGAACAAACAAGATTATTTGCAAAGGAGATAAACAATGTCTAAAGGTGACAACACAAGTACAGTAAACCAAGACCCTTGGGATGTCGCTGTACCTTATATGGAAAGTGGCTTTAAAGAAGCTGCTAATTTATATAATAACAATACACCTCAATATTACAGTGGTCAAACACAAGCAGGGTTTACACCAGACCAACTAACAGCACAACAGGGTATTAGAGACTTTGCAACACAAGGTGCTCCTAGTATAATGAATCCTGCATTAAGTGCTTATCAGCAAAACCTTGACCCTAGTATGCTTGATGTAGCTAACAATCCATATGTTAATAATATGGCACAAGCAGCAGCAGATAGAGCAATGTCAGGTGTACAAGATAGTTTAGCAGATATAAGAGGCGGTGCTATTATGTCAGGAGGTTATGGTGGTGGCAGACAAGGTATTGCAGAAGGTAATGCTATAGCAGGGGCAGCTGACGCAGCTAACCAAGCAGCAGCACAGATATATAGTAATGCATATGGACAAGGATTAGGACAACAAAGAGCTACACTAGGAATGACTGGTGGTTTAATGCAAGCTGGGTTTAGTCCTTATAGTGCATTAAGTGCATCAGGCGGGCAACAACAAAAAAGAGAGCAAGCATTGATTCAAGATGCAATGGCTAAACAAGAGTTTGAACAAAACTTACCATACCAGCAGTTAAAACAATATCAGTCTGGTATTACAGGGTTTAGTCCTTTAGTTGGAAACGCAGGACAATCTATATCAACAACACCGGGTGCTAGTGTTATAAGCAACTTAGGTGGCTTGGCTCAAATGTATAGTTTATTTTAAGGAGACAAAATGGCAATAGGCCCTATAAAAATTACTTTAGCAGATAGGTATGAAAACCCCTATCCTACAGATGTGCATTCTCCTTACACTGCTCCAGTGTCTACTCCGGCACAAAACACTAGTGGGCCCGGTCCTTGGAATAATTTTAATCCAGTACAGCCGAATGTATTTGACCCTACTGTGCAAATTAATCCAGCAGGTGTAACTTCAGAAGATGGTTTAATGACAGAGCCGGCTATGTATTTGTATCCGGGCGAAGAAATAGGAATTGATGGTGTGCCTTACAGACCAGATGCTGGTCAGACTAGACCAGAGTACAGCTATGAACCAAATCAAAACAATACTGCTACTGTAGCAAACACAGTACCAACAACACCAGTATTAACTCCAAAAGTTTTTACACAACGCACACCTTCTGGAACTGTATACGCACCAGATTTGTCTGCGTACAATGATTCATCATTGTTTAATTATACTGGTCCGGGTGGCTTAGATGAGTATACTTATGGGCAAGGATTAAGAACAGGTGGTGCAGATTATAGTATTTTTGGTACACCTGCTAATGCAATAAATCCTTATTATGAAGGACAGTTTAAACCACAAGGGCCTGCGGATGCTGCAATAAATATGCCAGCAGTTGAATTACCTGAGGGTGTACAACCAGTAACTCCTACAGAAGTAAGTGCAGACGTTAGTATGCCGGGATTTGTTGGTGGTGGTAATTCAGTGGTAGGTGGAAGTTTGCCTAGTGATTTAACATATCAGCAGACAATAGATGAGATGGGTATATTTGGACCAGACAATCCTCCACCTAGCACTATGTTTCCTAGCCCTAATAATGCAGAGCCTTCTATATTTTTAACCCCTGAGCAACAAGCTATATTGGCAGAACAAGATAGAATGCAACAAGGACAAATAAGCAATGCAACTATACAACCACCTGCTATAGACAAAGTTGTGTCTGATTATATAAATGACCAAGCTGCTACAGATGAAATTGTTTCTAATTACATAAATAGTAGACCTACAGTACAAGACCAAGCCGACCAGTTACAAAATATGGCTGACCAAATGGCACTTAATTTAACAGCAGAAGAATTAAGAGATGGTTTGTTTATTGAGCCTACATTTAGTAGAGACAGTAATGGCAATTTTGTAGGTAAAATGGGAATACCTGATGCATTTTTACAGGACAAGACACCAATAGAATCTGAAGCTGATTATTCTTTTGATGATAGTATGTTGTTTAATCAACCACTAACTCAAGCAGAAATGGATAACCAAGATTTGTACCAAGGCAATGATGGTAATTACTATAAAAACTATGATGATTTAGGTACAGAACCGGTAACACCAAAACCAGTGGCTGGGCCTAGAGAAGAAACTCTTAATGACATTTATAATGATATTGCTGAGTTAGAAAATAAAATAAAGTTTGAAAATCAATACACAGATACTTTAAAAACAACTAGGGAGTTTGCAGAAGCTAGAGCAGACGCTATTATTAAAGCAGTTAATAGCGAAAGAGCTGATGTAAAAGATGTAGCTAGAAGACCTGCACCTAGGTCTACACCTGCACCTAGGCCTACTGCTCCAGCAGGAGGATACAGCACAGGAAGTTTAAACAATAGTTTTTCAACACGAAGAGATGTAAGAAATCTTTTTGATTAGGAAGAAAACATGAATTACAAATTTAAAGGAGAAAGATAATGGGTTACTGTACAAATGCTAGTGGAGCACTAATTCCATTTGCTAATGATAAAGCATCTTGTGATGCAGTCGGAGGAACTTTTACAGCAGATGTAAACCCTACGTTTGCAGATTCAACAGATGGATTTGCGTCAGCTTTAAACCCGAATACTTATTTAGAGGCTTCTGAAAATATAGCTAACTATCCATATGTCGGAGGTGCATTAGACATTTTAAATCCGGTAGAGCCTGTTGCAGAATATATTAAAAGTTTGTCTGACCCAGAGTTAAGAAAAGCTACTTTAGAGTTTGTAAAACAAAATCCGTTAAAAGCTACGTTAGCTGGTGTTGCGGGGTTTGTTACTAAAAAAATGAAAAAGGTAGGTTCGAGTGCAAGAGCAGCAGGTTTAATTAACGCAGGTAGTAATGTACTAGCTGATGAAGATTTAGGTTTAATTCAAAATGTACAAGAATACTATATTGACCCTGCTAAAGCAGAACTAGAAAAAGGTCTTTTCAATGTAACAGGTGAAACAACTGAAGAAGAAACTACTGACAACGAAGAACAAAGAAAGAAAGATGAAAAAATAGCCGATGACATAGTGTCAAATAAAGGAAGTAAAGAAGAAGAGGAGGCAAGAAAAAGTTTTGCCGACAGGTTTAAAGAAGGCATGAAAGACCCGGCTACTTTAAATAAGCTAGGTATGCTTATGGATTACTATGGTAGAAACTTACAAGACAGGGGAGAAAATCCTTTAGTAGCTTATGAAAAAGCTCAGGCAACTAAAGCTGCTGCTGGTAAGCCAGACACTGCTGCATTTAATGCTGTTGATATGAGCAGAGAAGATTTAGAAAATATATTTACACCAAAGAAAGGGTGGTTTAAATTTAAAAGCGAAGCATCTAGAAAAAAAGCAGCTTCTGATATGATAGGTAGATACAGAACTATACAAAACGCAGCTTTTACTAGGCATGGTGTTATACTTACTCATGCAGAAATAATGGCAATGCTTGAAAAAGAAAGAGACGAAGCAGCAGCAAGAGCAGCAGCAAACAAATAGAGGTAGTATATGGCTACAAGAAAAGAAGAAGAAGAACATCCTTTTGCCGATTTTGATTTTGGCAGTGCTTCATCTCCTGATTTAAACGAAGATTATTATAGCAACTTTGATTTTAATTCAGGCGGTAGTGGGTCAGCTTTTGATTATTCTATAGATAGGTTAATGAGGGCATCAGGCAGAGGCTTGTCTGAGTTGTTGCCTAAGATGGGTACTCAGTTGCCTTTAAATGTAAGAGACTACGGTAGCACACTGCAACAAGCAGGTGAACAAGGCATGAAAGAATATACTCCTGAGTACGAAGGAGGAATATTTGACCAGTCTTTGTCAGACATGCCGGGATTTATTGGTGAGAAGTTAGCAGAAAATGGTGCTGCTTCTGCAATAACTATGTTTGGTTTAACCCTAGGTCAAAATCTTATGATGAAGGGACCGGGTGCTACTAAACTTATTGGTGCTGGTATAACAGGAGCTGCTGCTGGGTTAAACTATTTAATGCTGTTAGATGAAGCGGTAGAAACACACGCAGCTGCTGATAACAAAACAGTAGATGAGTTAACAGACAAAGAAATAGGCAGGGCTAGTTGGACTGCTATACAAAATGCAGGATTAGATTTTGTACTTCCTAATGTATGGGCTAGGTCTTTAAACAAAGCAGGGTTGCCTGCCAAGAAATCTTTAAAGCAAATAGCTAAAAATTTAAAAGAAACAGACAAAGAAAAAATAGGTGCTATGCTGTACAAAGGAGCAAAACAAACTGCTCAGTCAGCAGGTATAGAAGGTGCTACAGAAACTGCACAGCAAATAAACACAATGCGTACTTCTGCATTAGGCTTAGAAGGACTGGACAAAAATGATTTAGCTACTGATTTTGTAGTAGGTGCTGCTGGTGGTGGTGTCTATGGTTCTCCTGTTGCACTTAGCAAAGCTACAGATGTAAACAGAAGTCGTAAGAAAGATAAATTAATTTTAGATTATGAAGACGCTCGTAAAAAAGCTGCTGCTGCTGAACAGTATACTTTAAACGTAGACCAATATAACAAGCAGTATGATGAGCTACTAAAGCAATTTAATACAATGACTGGGGCAGGTGTAGCTACTGCTGGTGTAGGCCCTGTTGTTAGACAGCCAGATGCAATGGTAAACATCAGGCCACCTAAAAAAGACATTGATGCGAATGTAGAAGATGTAATTCCTGAGCTGTTTAATGCAGAAGCAGACCCTAAAGGATTTCTTACTAATATTAAAGACGCAGCTGCTAATGTGTTACTAAGAAGAGCAACAGATGGTCTTCCTGATATACGCAACAGAGTACAGACAGGTAAAGAAATGGCAGCTTTTATGGCAGTGTCTTCTCCTCTTACTGATGTTGCTACTGGTAGTAATGAAACACAAGATGTATCTAAGTCTTTTGAAACACTTAGGCATACATACATTGGTGATTACATAAACAAGTTTGAAAAAATTAAAAATAAATGGACTCGCCATGTAGCTCTTATGGGGGAAATGGCTAGTAGTGTTAGACCTTCTGTTAATAAATACATAGCAGCTAAGCTAGAAGAAAATAATCCTAATCCTTTGTACAATTTAAAAGAAGCAGAAGCTGAGGTAACTAGGTCTTTAGGTAAAAGAAAGAAAAAAGAATTAGATGCGAGTATAAAAGATATAGCTGGCATACAAGAAAATATTTATCAAGCGTTAAGCAAAACATTAGGTAAAGATGGTTTAACTATTGGACACCAAGAGGGTTATTTAACTAGAGGTATTGACTATAAAAAAGTTAAAAAGAATCCAGAAAGGTTTAGACAAAGTTTAATAAACGATGTTGGACTTAGTACAGTAGAAGCAGATTTAGTATTACAAAATGTATTAAATGATGTTGACCCTAATGTGTTTACTTCTGAGCAAATTAGAGCAGAAGCTACAGATGGTGGTATGGGAGTATCTTCTTTTGAAAGAGCAAGAGATGGTAAGTGGGATAATCTTTCTCCTGAGTTTAGAAATGAAGATACGCTAGATTCTATAGAAAGGTATTTGTTTAGTGCTGTTACAAGAATGGCATCAGCAGAAGCATTTGGTGGAGACAAAGCTAATAAGTATAACGATGCTATTAATACTTTGATTGAAGCAGGTGCAGTTGATTCAGCTCAAGTAGAAAAGCTATGGGGTATTTATGATGCATACCATAATGTATATAAGAAACCAAAGACACCTGAACAACGAGCTGCTATACAAGCAATGAAAGGTTTGTCTACAGTAACTTCTATCAGTTACTTAGGATTAGCTACTATAAGTTCTTGGACTGAGCCTATGTGGATTGGACAAAGAGCTGGCTGGTACAACATGCTTAAGGCTTCACCTACTGTAGCTGGATATGCGTTGAAAGGACTAGCTCGTTCTATTTATGGAGGGTCAGAAGGAAAAGATGCAAGAACTTCTTTTGGCCGAGACTTGCTTAGAGTTATGGGCATGGCAATGCAACCACAAATGTCTGAAAGAATAGACAAGCTAATGGCAGGAGATAGGAATGTTGCATTAAACTATTTCTTTCGTAGTCCGGGTGCTATGTTTTTAACACAGTACACAAACGCTGTAAGAGTATGGACTGCTGCTGCTGGTTTAAATATGATACAAGACCAGTTAAACAACATAAATAATTTAAGTAAAACAAAGAAAAGAATGTTGTTGCAAGAGTTAAAAGAAAATGGATTAAGCCTGTCAGACTTTGAAAAGGTAGGTGCTCTTGCTAATGGTAACATTAAAAATGCTATATTAGATGATGCATTCTTAGACAGTACATTTGTAAATTCAAAAGGTAATATTATTTCTGTAAGAGATGTAATGATTCCTTGGATGCGTAAGATAACAACAGATGTAGCACTTGAGCCTACTGCTGGCAATCGCCCACTCTGGATGTCAGACCCTAATCTCATGTTAATTGCTCAGCTTAAGTCTTTCCCTATACTATTTGGTAATACAATAGCTAGAAGAATAAATGCTAAAATAAATCCACAGTTTTGTTCGGCAGATTTTGTTGGAAAAATGGCTGCGATTTCATCTATAAGTGCAGCAATAGGAATGGCTGCATTAGCTATGGCAATCAAAGATGCTATTAAGGGTGTGGAAGAAGAAAGGGGTGTATTAGAAACAGTAAGTGCTGTTGGTATTCCATTGATAGGAGAGCTTGGAGATGCTAAAGTTGCGGGTTACATTGCAGGGCCGGGTCCGGCATACGTTGATGGTTTCTTAAGAAAGATTATGGGTGAGGAACCAATAGGAGAGACTGCGGAAGAAATGTACAAGATATTTTTAAATGCTACTACTGGTAGAATCGGACAAGAATATTTCTTAGGGGATTAATTATGAGAAAATGTATAGACTTAGATAATCAACCGGGATTTCAAAATATAAAATCTCCTCCTTTGCAACAAGCTATTGATAAAGGATTGTCAGAGATTGCTTGGGGATATAAAAAAAGTAAGCCTAAGAAGAAACAGCCTTCAAAAGTTTAGTTATATTGACTAAATACATCTTAGATGCTTTGTTATCTCCACCCATGATTTGAAATGGTTTCATTTCTTCCATTGTTTTTCTTAGCTTATCTGTATTAAATACTAAGCTACAACACAACTCCCCATCTTTAACTAAATTATGTACCCACAGCTCAGCCTCTGTGCTAGTTAATCCTGAGGGTTTACCATAGCTCTCTGTCTCAATACATATGTTGCCAGTAGTTGCCCACTTATCTCTTTCTGTTTTAACCTCACACTTCTTAGCACCTGAGAACATTTCATCTATGTGCCTCTCCCACTGCTGACCAAACTCTAGGTCAACATCAAACTTCTTTAATTCCTTTATGTCCTTGCTCTTGTTTAGTGCCAAGTTCCTCTCCTTTTATTTCAACAACAACATAGTTGTCATCATCTAATCCACCAATCTCTGTAGTAACCTTAGTTACTATTTCAAAATGGTCATCTTCAATAACCCCACCTTCCACTAACGCATCCATAAGAAACTTATGCATAGTAAATGTATAGTTATCCAAATCTCTTTTGTGTTTTGTTTTAAAGTATAGCTTGTAATGTGGCTGTATTGTTTTGTATTTAGGTAGTGTTAGTACCCACTCCATTACAGTATCATGATAGGCTCGTTTAACATTATTCTTTTGTATGTAATGCATAGGAAAGAAATTGTTTAAACTAACTAAGTGTTCCCTTTTCTTTTCGCCTCTGCCTCTTGTGAATACAGGCAAGGGTAGTATCCCTTTGTGCTTCATTACTTTCTCCAGTCTGACTTCCAAAGTCTAGGGTTTTGTTTTTTCTTTCTGAGTTTAATGTATAGCTTGGAAGTCTCATCCAGTTGGACAAGACCCCAAGTATTTTTAGATTTAGTCTTTAAGCTCATTGACTATGTCTTTGTCAAGTAGCCTCCAAATGATTAACGCTGTGATTAAACCAGCTAATCCAGCATTGCCTAAAGTCCAAACTATATCAAGTACAGAACCGATTACATTGCCTGTAAGGAATGCTACCTTTTGGCCAAATATAATCTGTAGTACAATTGATAAACTTATCAACTTAATGCCGACATCTATCGCACCATCAGCACCATTCTTGATTTTCTCTAACATAACTTGCTCCTATATTAGTCTAACATTTTTATAATAATTAGTTGAAGGGTAATGATAAGTACAATAGTTTCTATCATTCTGTGTCTCTCTCTTCTTCAACTAAGTCTACAAGTTCACAGACACTACCAGTACACGCTAATGACTTAGTACCTACTGTCATATCTGTCAGCTCGTACTCGCTAATTAAATCCCAGTCAACAGACTTAGGCATTTGCTTAGCCAGTTCTTCATACTGTTTCTTAGTGCAGTCTTCATAAGGTGCTTGTTGGTAGGTGTGGTCTGAGTGTGGTAAGAAACTAACACCACTGACTTCATCAAAGTGCTTGTATACCCATGCACCTACTTCCATCCACTCATGTTCTCTTACACTAACAGTAACGCTAGGCTTATGCTCACAATAATATCTTTGGTAAGTGAGCCATAGTTCTAGCTGTTCGATAGCAGTCCTATCATTCCTAAGTATAGCACCCTTTGGTGCTTTCATTGGAAAGGTAAAGACTTTAACGCTATCAGGTTTCATAACATCAGCCTCACAAGGTATGCCTTGTTCTTCCATTAGACGAGCGATAGGGTCTTTAGCATCTGCCCTAACTCTACGGAAATAGTAGTCATTGTGCCTAGTGTGTATTCCACTTGCACTATCTACTAATTGACTGACTGTGCCACTAGGCTTAATCGCTGTTGTTGCAGTGGCTTGACTAATGCCTAGCAGTTCTGACCAATGCTCATTAATCTTAACTGATTCTTTTCTAAGGTCGCTGAGAAAGTCAGGTAAACTTCTTTTACCATAGTAGCCTCTATCTTCACTGCTACCATTCATAAAACTGTTGTCCATTATACCAGTTAATGACACTCCAAGCAAGGCTTCTTCTTCTGTATTTTTAACCCATTTCGGTCTAAGTCTCTTAATGTTAGTAAGACTTGCCTGAAATGTGCCCAGTGTGGTGGCTAATCTTACCTTACGGAGTATATCTTTCTGTGTGTCTGTTGCTCGTATCACTACCTCTGTTAAGTTGCAAAATTGACCATCTCTTAGGATTATTTCGCTACATGGATTACAACCAAAGTCATGCTCAGTGTCTCTTCTGCCTATAGAGGCTACTTGTTTGATAGCGGCTTCTCTGTTAAAGATACCACGCTCACCTGACTTAGACTCATATAATGCAGTCCATTCTTTCATAAATATTCCCATGTCAGGCTTCTCTGTATAGCATACACTGTTGTTACTGAGTGCCATTTCCGGTGTGTCTGACCACCACTGACCTGACTTAGCGTTACGCATACGCTCGTCAGTTAAGTTAGATAGGGAGATAAGTGCTGACCTACGCACACCACCTACGACTACCACCTCTGCTACCTTACACATCATTCTATGACACTCATAACTTGTCAGCTTTCTTCCTACTGCTTCTTTAAATAGGTTAGTAGCGAAGTTAAATAAGTCAAGCAGTGGTTCAGGGCCACTTGCTCTGCCACCAAAAGTAGCTAACCTAGAGCCCTTAGGTCTAATCTTAGAGAAATCCCACTTAGGCATCTCACCATTATATAAGTAAGTAATGAGTTTTCTAAATGCAGACTGCCAACCCTCTTTGCTGTCCTGTACTACTACTGTATCCTCTACATCTATCATCTCCTCAGGTACTTCGGGTAGCTTAGAAATAAATTGTCTCTCTACACTAAAGCCTACACCAGTACCATGCATTAGAATGTATAGGCACTCATCAAATGCCTTAGGATGGTCAACACTTAGATAGGCACAGTTGTATCCGGCTATGTTGTTGTCTTTGAGTGCCTTGCCTGATGTCATCAATGCTCTCATACTTGGCATAACTTCTAGTTTAAGCACTGCTTCTTCAAGTATCTTCCTAGTCTTAGGTAATAACTCATGGTCACAATTCTCTTTGAGATGTTCTTCCATGAAGTCAAAGTATCTAGCGACTGTCTCTTTCCATGTCTCTCTTCTGTTCTTCTCAGGTAGCCACCTTGCGTATCTGCTTAGTGCTATAAAATTTTGGTAGTCATTTGGTAATGTGTTCATTCTTCATCCTCTAGTGGTGCGATTTCAATGTCAACCATCTTCTCGCCATTCTCATCATAATAATCTTTGTACTTCAATCTTCCATTTCTATGTAGCAGTATAGCTGTTGTTATACCTTTGTCGTATGCTTTCTTGTGCGTAAAGTATATAGCAACTGCACCTAGTAACAAAAGACTTCCACTTAATGCTAAGTATTCCATTCTCGTTCCTCGAAATCTTCTAAAAATCTATCTTTCTTCTCGATAAGTTTACTTTCAAATGCATCAAGCAACTCATCAGGCTCTATCTCTAACTCATCACAGATTAAACAGGTGTCATAAGTTGCAGAGATAAAAGCCTTTAGCTCTGGTAGTAGCTTCAAAAACTTGCTCCTTTGTTGTCAACAAAATAATTAGTTATCTTGCCTGAGGGAATAGGTTTAGCTATTAATCCACCAGTCTCACTGAAACAGTCTTCCTTGAAACCACAGAAAGAACAAGTCATGCATAGCTTTTCTTCTCCCTTCTTGTTTATGGTAGTAGCGTTGGCTATCCTCATAGGCGGTACATCCATTTTCATCTTGTCTTTTAAGTCAACAATAAAAGTATCAACATCTTGTTCAAGTTCCTGTTTGCACAGCTTGAGAGTTGATTTGTTTTTATTCAAAGCAAGGAAGTATCCATGCTTTCTGTTGTCAGATTTTCCGTAGGCTGATAGTTGTTTTATGTAGCCGAAGCCATCATCTTTGATACCATCCTCGTCAAACTTATTTTCCCAAGACCAAGCACTTGCGGTTTTTATGTCCACAAGTTCTCCGTCAATAGTACAATCCTGAGAACCATCCACTCCCTCTACAGTATGTTTCTTTTGTTGGTCTTCTACTTTGTGTCCTGATAACTTAATCAAGGCCACAAGCATGGCTTCTAGTACATGACCTTGTAGAAAGGTAAGGTACACACTCCCATCTATCTCCTCAGGTGTGTACCCCTTCACAGTATACCACTGTGCCCTTTCACAACGACCAATGCTAGACATTCTCAAGTTTGCCTTTGCTTCATAAGGTTCAAAGGCATTCTTAATTGCCTGTTCAACCTCTCTACCACATTGCATAGCTATGGTATCTAAGTCTCCGGAATAATCCTTTGACTTCATTACCTCGTATACATCGGGTATTATAGTGTCTATACTCTTTTCCACTTTCTTACTCCTCTCTTGTTGTAATTTCTATTAGCCGATTTAAATACCATTGTGCTTTCTTTAAATCTTCTAATCCATTCTTCATTTTGTAACGAGTTACATATTTTATCACATTGCCTTCTAGAAAACTCATGTTTTTTGAAGTGATATAATCAATGCACTCTATCCCTTGTGTGTAATGCTCAGGATTGATGTTATCTTTCTTTCTATTCTCATTCCATTGCACTTTAAATTCTTTGTCAGCCATTCCTATCTGTCCTATTAACATATTTAGTTAAAAAATCTTCAATGCCATTAGAGTGGTAATGTTTAGATGGAATAACTGTAGCACCTCTAGGTACTCCCCATCTTCCTGTTGTGTAAAAGTATTGGTATGTCTGGTCTTCATGAATCCAAAACATTTTTGCACCTGCTTTGTACTCATATGTTATGTCATTGTCATCTAAGTGTTTAATCACATCTTCTAATTTTTCATTGGTATCTCTCCTAAACTTTTTCTCTCCACGAGAGTTTGTTCTGTCATAATACCATTCGCTCTTAGTGTGTTTCATTCCAACTTCTCCCTATTTTATACTCTCCAGTTATTGGACAGTTTAGTTTGTAATAATCTGTTGTCTGCTCCATGGCCTTAACAACTAAAGAACCAATCTCATCTGCATCCTCTGGACTGCACTCTAGTTGTATCTCATCATGTATAACACCCAGTTGCCTGTACTCTAGGTGTAGTGCAAGCGAGTGAAAAATAACCCATGCTCTCTTACTTATTATAGCACCCGCACTCTGTAGTAAAAAATTAAGTGAGGCATGTTCGCTCCTAACTTTGACGTGTCTACCATCTAATGCCTTGAGGTATCCCTTGTCTGATGCTTTGCCTACCCTTTCTCTTAGTACCTTTAATGCAGGTGTGTTGTTAAGGAAGTTCTCTTTTAGTTTCTTCCCTTCTTCTATGCCACCGCCTGCTATACTACCTATCTTCTTATCACCTGCACCATAGAGGAATGCATAGATAAATGTCTTGGCCTTATCTCTTGTGTCTAGTCCGGCTGACTTTTGATTGGCGGTATGTATGTCACCTGTGAGTAATTCCTTTGTATAGTTCTCATCTCTCATGTAGTGGGCGAGGCATCTTAGTTCTAGTCCACTGAGGTCAGCACCTACTAGCACCTTATCCTCAGGCACAGTAAACAAGGCTCTCATCTCAGAGCCATACTCTTTACCACTAGCAGTTACTTGTTGTAGGTTTGGATTGCTACTGCTCATCCTGTGAGTTACAGTTCCCATGGTGTGTACTCTGCTATGTATCCTACCAGTTCTCTCATCTATAGCATCAAGCCATGAGTTAATCTGACCTTGTCTCTTTTGTAACATAAGGTATCTGCCAATGAGTTGTGCCTCAGGTATGTCTACATCCTTGAGTGTGGACTCATCAACCTTAGGTCTGCCAGTTTCAGTAAATACCTCAGGCTTCCAACCATAGTGCATAAGGTGTCTACCTACTTGTTGCCTACTACCTAAGTTTAGTTCGGGGTATGCCCAGTAACCATAGTCACCTTCCTCATTGGTATGACATTGCAAGTCTACCTCTGCTTGGTATCCCTTGGTTCTAGTAAAGTCCTTCTTAAATCTCTGCTCCACTGGTTTCTTGCTTTTCCATACTGGCAGTGGTTTGAATGACTTGTGTACTTCTTCTTCTGCTTTTCTTAAGTCATCATTTACTTGTTGTAATATCTCTATCGCACCTCGCTCATCAAAGAGCCAACCAGTTCTCTCTTGCCAAGAACAGTGCCTTTTAGTAGCATACTCTAAGTCAATAGCATCTCTGCTTAATCCTTTCTGTCTTAGAATTTTAAAGACTTTAGTTGTTATCTCCACATCTCTAAAGCAATAGTCAATCATCTCCGTACTTAGCTTTGACCAATCCTCATGCTCTCCCTTAGGGTAGCCTAGGTACTCACCCCAGTTAGCCAATGAGTGTCCACCCTCTCTGCGTGGACTGTCCAATTGACTCAGTATAAGAGTGTCCTCTAAGGCTACATTGCTAAAGTCTATGCTGTGTAGCTGAGCTAGAACAGGTACATCAAACGCTATTCCGTTATGAAATACAACAGTCTCTACCTCGTCAGAGTCTAACCAGTCTTGGAATCTACCATTGTCATTTATATCCCAACCTTCTTCGGGATACCATATCTTAGTTTCCTCGCTGTATATATCTTGAACCGCAATACACCACACTTTAGTAGCTTCTATGCCATCAGTTTCTATGTCACAACTAAAAATCGCCATCGCTACTCCATCCACCCACATCAGGATTGACACCTTTCTCTAGCCTAGCAGTCTCAGGGTTAAAGTATGTCCAACCACCCTCTCCTGTCTGACCAGTTCTTCTTAACTTAGGTACTCTAATGCGTGTTGAGTTCTTAGTGTAGTCATCCTCTGCTAACTTATCTCTTGAGAATAGTATGTTAGTATGGCAGGCCTGAGGTATAGCACCACTACCCTTGACATCATACTCGCTTATCTTATGAGGATGTGAGCCATCATCAGGCTTCCTTGTATGTGTGCTCAGTATAACTGCACACTTAGTTTCTTTACACAGCTTTATGAATCTGTCCATGACTTCTTCAATGTTCTCATTACTTAGGTTTTTAATTGCAGTATGTAATGGGTCTACCAATATTATAGTACAACCTAATCCTTTTACAAAATATCTTATCTTAGAAAACATTTCCTCAAGGTCAATGCTACCGCCACCATCATTATGCAACTGTATCTTTGTGCCGAATCCTATCTCAATAGCCTTGTCCATGATGTTGTCAACATTTAGTTCTGTTGGCTTAACTAGTTGTAAGTTCTCTGCTGTATGTACACTCACTACTTTTCTTATTGTCTCATCAATGTTATCCTCTACCATGAAACAGCCTATCTTCTCATCAGTTTCTGTGGCAAAGTGGTAGATGAGTTCGTTAAGTATAGTAGTCTTTCCAATACTGGTATGTGCTATGATTGATACGAGTTCTCCCTTTGCTATACCGCCCCTCATCATATGGTTTAGGTCTCCGAAAGAGTCAGGCAATGGTACAAGTTCAGTGTTCTTGTAATCAAGCATGGCTTCTCTCATGTCCTCAAGAGTAGCTACACCACTGACTGTATAATCTTTTGAATAGCTCCACCATTCCTCTAAGAAATCTTTTCCATCACCATTTCTCAGATAGTCACTTGCATCCTTGTGCTTAGCTAGTGTCAGTATCTTGCATTTATTTGGCCCAAGTATAGGAGCAACCTTTTCAACTGCATCTCTACCCGCTTCGTCATTGTCAAAGCACAATACTACAGTTTCAAATGAGTCAAGCCATTCAAGATTAGCTTTTACATTGGCAATGGCATGGACACCATTGTTGATGGATACAGAAGCATACCGCATACCAAACATTTCATAGACAGACATAGCATCTAGCTCACCTTCACATACTGTTACAAACTTGCCACCGCTTTGGAACAGGTTCTGTCCAAATAGCATGTTCTGATTTGTTGTGTCTCCTTTTCCATAGAAAGATTTACTGGCCACCACCCTCGTTTTCATACCTACCATATTATTCTTTTGATTGTAGTATGGGTAATGGTGCTTGATTACTTTGCCTTTGTCATCCTTCTCACACTTTACCTTGTATCTCTCTAGGGTTTCGGCTCTAAGTTTTCTGTCATGTAATGTAAAGTAACCACCCCTATACTCATGTTCCCATGAGTCATCGTTTACTTTTACCCCACCTAGTGCCTCGCCTTCCTTTCTCCCTGTGTGTCCATGTATGCCACAAGCGAAGCAGTGTGTTTGTCCATCTGAGTATACTGCTAAGTTATCTTTGCTAGTATCCTTGCCATTCTTAGCACATACTGGACATTGTTCTTTTCTTACTAATTCATTTTTACTTTCCACTTTTTCTCCTCATTAAATTAAAAGGGCAACCGAAGTTGCCCATATTATAACCTACTTTATTTAAAAGTACAATTAAAATTCAGAAGGGTCATACTCCTCTACACCATCTGCCTTCTCATCTACCCTTACACGCTCTAAGTAAGTGTATCCATCATAGGGTGCTTTGCCTTTCTTTACAAGCATAGTTACTTTGTCACCAAACAAAGATAGGTGAGTAGCATCTACCTCATCCTTATCTGCATTGTAAATCTTAGGCTGACCAAAGTCTACCTTACGCTTAGAAGTAATTTGAGTCTTACCCTCATACTCCTTAGTCACTAAGCCATTCTTCTCAGCAGTCTTGATACCTGACTTATCTAAGGATACAGTAAGTGTGTACTTACTCTGTCCTTTGAATACATCAGGCTGTGTTACTTTGTTAAACACAACTTCACCAGTCAATGATATATAATCACTCATCTCTACATCTCCTTATAGTTAACATTTAATTTTACATCTAGCAGCATTCTAAGTAATACTACTAAAAGTGTAGTAGAAAAAATGGAAGTAAAAACTACTACACTCTTAGTAATACTAAGTAAGTATCATTGACTCATCTATACATTTAGAATGTTGTTGGTAGTGGGTTCAATGTTTTCTTTCTTAGAATAGTAGTATTGTATCATAGATTTTATACTTTGTAAAGTAATTGTACATAAAAAAGGAGCATTTCTGCTCCCTTAGGTTCTAGCTTTTTAAGTCTTTGTGCCTTTGTACTAAGTAGCCTAGCTTATGCATCATACCAAACAAGGAGTCTTCGTCAGCCTCGCTTAAAGCTACCTTTAAGGCCTGTTCTCTCTGTTCCCTTTCAAACTCCTTAGTCTCTAGGTATTCGTCTACAAAATCCATGCTCTCGACCTCACCATACTCGTTAACATAACCCTTGTCCTCACACCAACTAATATATCTTTTAATTCCACTCATTTTTTCTCCCTAAAACTGAGGCTCAAACTCTATGCCTCTATCCATTAAAGACTTGAAATGCTCTGCCTTACCTTTGTAAAACCTAGCATCATCAAGCCTATCCTCGAAGTCAGCATCTAAGTATAGATTGTGTAGCCTTTTGTACTCAACCGCACAATCTAATAACTCATGACTAACTTCCCAATTTCTACCTGTCATATCACTCATTGAGTCTATTATACATCAAATCAAACTCAACATCTTCCCTTGTAGGAGTGTTAGCACCAAGATATTTTTTTAATACTTCTTCGGTGTCTTCTTCAATGAGCCTAATCTTTTCTATACGGTCATTAATTTCTTTCCTGAGTTTCTTCTTGACTTTGTTTTTCCTAGTCAGTTCTTTCTCAAGTTCTTTGAGCCATTCATTGCTCTCCGTTGCACCTTTAATATTCATCATGTGTACTCCTTATCAATGAAATCACTACGACTCATACCTTTGTCAGCGTATTCATCATCCTCGTAATCTTGCCATTGTCCAACCTTTGGCTCACTCTTATAATCAGCTAATAGCTTTTCGAGTTCGGAAAGGTCAGACCAAAGACTTTTAATTTCTTTCTTGAGTCCGTCATTCTCTCTCTTGAGTTCACGATTAATCCTAAGTGCCTCATCATTAAAATTCTTATTGCTATTAGGATTCATTATTCTTCTCCTCTACCAGATGTACAATTAGTCTGGCAACATCCATATCAAACAGAGTCTCACTATCATCAGCTTTGACACATGCCTGTTCCCATAATTCTTGAGTCATATGAGGTATATCCCATTTGACATCATCAAACTCACAGTAACCAATCATTATATGGTCATCTAAACTGTGGTATTTTTGTAATTGTTCTATTACGTTTTTTACTATCATTTTATCTTCTCCATTTCTTAGTTAGTAGGAGTATAGACTATCGCCCTCATGAGTTAATAGCGATAGCCTATATTTCTAACAACTAATTTATACTTGCTTCGGTTATGTAACTTGACTTGGTTCGCATACTTGTGTACTGCCTTTTATAACCTCATCCCTTTTAATTTTTCTGCTTAGTATAAACAAGTGAGCAGTTTTTACCATGCTGTTGCATTTGTCATACTCAGGACATTCCAGTCGTAGTTTTTAGGACTTCCACCTAGACTTACTCAGGTCTTGTAAGAAAGCATGGCTAGTTCATTAATCGCAAACTTCACTAGCTACCCTCGTAATGGCGATTGGGTAATCATGCTTAATAAGGGAGCAGTTTATTAAGTCATGCTCAGGACTCGGAGATTATCTTTATAGGCTATTAAACCATGTATCGAAAGTTAAGTCAAGCCAATTATGTGAATTATTAAGGCTGATAATCACTTGTACTTGCCATAATAATATACTTGTGTTAATTATAACACCAATTGCACCCAATGTCATAAGTATTTTATAGAGTGCTTTCATTCTTGTAATTCCTTGTCTATTTTGTCATTGACTTCTTTTGCATAGTCCTGAGTTACTACAACACAGCACAGGCCTATAATAACCAGTAAGGCAATAAATATATCTAATAACATTATTTACCCCCTGATTTAGCTAATGTACTACTTTTAATCCAACCCAAAGGAATGTTATAATTATCTCTAACTATTGCCATTGCTTCATAGTCGTTTTTAGCATTAATAAATTTAATTGATATGCCTAAGTTTTCGCTCAGGTTATCAAGTTCTTGATAGTGTACTATCTTATATGTATTAAGTATCTTTTCCATTTGTTTTATCTCCTTTTTACCTTTTCGATTATAACTGTGCTTTCATTATGTCTATAACATGCCATACAATCAACACATTTTTGGCCAGTGCAATGTACTTGGCCTTCTTTAACGCTGTCATTATATGAAGCATTAAAAACCTTGTGAAAGCCTTTAGGGGGCTTTTCTATTATTCTATTGGTTTTTGGGTTAGAATAAATAAATATAATGTTTTTGGGTGCTTCTTGGCCTTCTAAGAATTGTTTTACTAAGTTACTTCTCTTAGTCCATAAAGCGAAATGAGTATCAGGGTTCAATTTAGCTATGTTAATAAAATTAATTAAATGCTCGTAGTTGATTAACTCTCCATGTGCATGGAATCGGAAAGTGTGAGCGTTAATTGAGGGTAAATTATCAAGGGGTATTATACTCTCTAAAGCCTTTGAATTCTTCTCCCATGAGGGGGCGCAATTCTTCCTTGAACCTTCTAACATTGAAGCACTATAACAAACCTTGCAAATAGTTTCTGTACTTCGCATTTTTGTGCAATATTCATTTGTCAAGGTGTTTGTATTGAGGGCGGGTATTCCTTTTAATTTACCTGTCATTTTTGATTCTGTGAGCCTGTTTAAGTATTCCATTCTTTATATCTCCATTTTATAATAAAGGGTAAAGGCTCTCATACTGAAAGCCCTTAGCTTTTACTCCTCGATTGCTTCTACTTGCTTTTGGGCTTCTCTCTCCCATGAAATATTAAAGCTTTGTATTGCTAGTTCTTCGTATAGCTTCTCAATCTGTTTTACTTTGTCATTCATTTCGCTGAAATGCTCTCCATATTGTATGAGCTTATAGGCTTGACTGTCTTTGCTCCAACGCTTGACATATTCAGCTTGTGTAACTTGTATTTCTCCCTCGAAATAATCCTTGACTGTAATTGTTTTGTTTTTCATTTGTTTTATTCTCCATTTTGTTAAAAGATTGAATGATAATCATTCGCATTTAGTACTTTTCTTTGTCTTTCAAGGGTTAATATACACAGATTAATTCATATGTCAAGGGATTTATGCATTAATTATAAAACTTTGTACACTTCATGTATTAAGAAAATGATGTATAAAAACTATGAAAACGACTCCGAATAAAAAACAAAAGGGGAGTTTATACCCTTCGAGAGTCTCCGAATAAAAACGAGGGGAGAAAAGCCCAGAAAGGCGAGGGGCGGGAACCCTTTCCACGAATTTACACACACACAGAATCCTACCTCCATCCAAAATTATTATTTTTTGAGTAATTCCCTGCACACATACCCAGAATTCGGGCACAATGAATAAATACTTACACAAACTAAGAAATATATGGTATAATATTGCTTATATTTTGAAGTTAAGCATACCTAGAACCACACATATAAACATACATTGAACCCACTTCCACAACAATCCAAATTAAATGAATGACTTTGTATATATTCTAGGAATAGCATAAGCAATTTTATGGTATAATATAAGTATATGGCAAATAAAGGTGAAATCTCTATAGACTCAGAAGATGAGATTAGAGAAATAGAAAAAGAACTTGAAGAAGAACTACGTTATGCAGTTGCATCAGCTAAGGGTGTCGTACCAGCAGACGCTGTATTAAAGATAGAGCGCAAGCGAGGTCGACCTACTGGTGGTCTTAGTTCAGAATCTAAGAAAGCAGGTGGTAAAAAGTCTAGAATTAAGCGTGGACAAACGTATAAGCCTACAGATGACGATTATTCTAAGGTAGAAGAAATGGTTACTATAGGATTAGACCAGCATACTATAGCTAAAATTATGGGTATTAGTAATGCCACCCTTACAAAATATTATGCACACAATTTGACTGTAGGAAAAGAAAAACGTACCGCAAGGGTTGCCGGAGTTGCTTATGAAATGGCAGTTTCAGGAGAATCTCCTAGCATGACTACGTTTTGGTTAAAGACTCAGGCCGGATGGTCTCCAAAACACCACGTTGTTGTAGAAGATAGACAGTTTGACATACAATGGGCTAGTGATGAAGCGGATATTGCGGATGCAAATCAAATACTAAAGAATAAGGAAGGCAAGATACACTAGTATTTATGCAAGAGGAGAGGAAATCTATTGTAATTCCCTATACACCTAGGGATTTACAGAAACACCTACATACTAATCTAGATAGATTTAATGTAGTTGTATGTCACAGAAGGTTTGGTAAGACTGTATTTGCTATAAACCAGCTAATCAAAAGTTCTGTAGAAGATATACAAGCTGGCAAGAGACAACCTAGATATGCGTACATAGCACCACTATTTAAGCAGGCTAAAACAGTTGCTTGGGATGAATTAAAAAGACTATGTAGCGTATTCCCTGAAGTTAAGTTTAATGAAGCGGAACTAAGGGCTGACTTCATGGGAGCTAGGATACAACTGTACGGAGCTGATAACTATGACACTCTCCGTGGAATTTATCTTGACGGTGTAGTATTAGATGAGTATGCCCAAATGAACCCTAAGATGTTCTCAGAGGTTATAAGGCCGGCACTCTCAGATAGAAAGGGGTATGCAATATTTATTGGTACACCTAAAGGAAAAAACGAATTTTATGATTTATACCACTCTGCCCCAGAGAAGAAGGGATGGGCCAGATTCTTATACAAGGCGAGTGAAACAGGAATATTAGATGATGAAGAGCTCGAACTTGCGAAACAGGATATGGCAGAGACTGAATTTGAACAAGAATACGAGTGTTCTTGGTCTGCTGCACTTAGAGGTGCGTATTATGCTAAAGAGATTGAAACTGCTTATGAAGAAGACAGAGTGGGGAAAGTCCCTTATGACCCGGCTAAACAAGTAGTAACAAGCTGGGACCTCGGAGTAAGTGACGCAACTAGTATATGGTTCTGTCAGTTTGTAGGTAAAGCGGTACACGTTATAGATTATTTTGAAGGTTCAAACGAAGGATTGCCATACTATATAGATGTACTTAAACAAAAAGGCTACCACTATGGTGCACACATAGCACCACACGATATAGTAGTTAGAGAATTTTCTACTGGTAAGTCACGAAGAGACCTAGCATTTGACCTAGGCATTGACTTTCAAGTAGCACCAAAGTTAAAGGTTATGGATGGTATAGACACTACCAGAACTTACCTAAATAAATGTTGGTTTGACGAAGAAAAGACTAGAAAGGGTTTAGAAGCATTACTACAATATAGAAGTAGTTATGATGATAAGAAGAAGATTTGGTCACAGAAACCAGTCCACGATTGGACTTCACACGCTAGTGATGCATTTCGCTACTTGTGTATAACAGATGTAGTGTTTACAGGTAATGATAGTGTCTGGGGAAGGGAACTCCCTGAGACAGATTTAAGTTGGATAGTATAAGGAGAAGGTATGAATCCAAAGTGGTTAGAAAATAAAATATTAGAAATATTGCAAGAGGTTCAAGACATCAAGCATATTATGAAAGCAGTTAGTATGTCGCAACCGCCAGAAAAATCGGCAAAAGAACCAGCAAACAAAGGTAAATAATATATGGCAAAAATGACAAAACGTGAGCTCTCTGCTCACCTAGAGCAAGAAATTAATTCTGCACTAGGTTATAAAGACGGAAAGCTAACAGAGCAACGCTCTGATGCGCTAGACCGTTACTACGGTAAGCGTTATGGTAACGAGCAAGAAGGTCGCTCACAGATTGTCACAAGAGATGTAGCTGATGTAATCGAATGGATTATGCCAAGCCTTATGAAGATATTTACTTCGGGCGATAAGGTAGTACAGTTTGAGCCACAAGGACCAGAAGATGTGGAGATGGCAAAGCAGTCTACTGATTATGTTAATTATGTAATCATGAGACAGAACCCCGGATTTCATATTATATACCAGTGGTTCAAAGATGCCTTACTACAAAAAAATGGTATAGTCAAACACTATTGGGATGACAGCAGTGAGACATTAAGAGAAGAATATAAGAATCTTACTGAAGAAGAGTTTACTGCTCTCTTAATGGATGACAATGTCGAGGTAAAAGAACACACAGCTAATGGCGGTGAAGAGAACATGGATGAAATGGCTCTTGCACCTCAAGCTGTAACGCATGATGTTGTTGTTAATAGAACATATGAGGATGGACAAGTTCGTATAGAAGTTGTACCACCAGAAGAATTTTTAATAAACAAGTATGCTAAAACAATAGAAGATGCTCGTTTTGTAGGACACAGGGTAAAGAAAACTAAATCTGAGTTAATACAACAAGGATACCCTAAAAGTAAAATTGAGAATATATTTAGTAATGACGAAGCTGACCACAAAGCTGAAAGACTTTCTAGATTCTCACACGAACAAGACAATGCACCTGAGGGTGACATTGATGATGGAATTTGGGTTACAGAATGCTACATGCGTGTAGACTTTGACAATGATGGCATTGCTGAACTAAGAAAAGTAACGAAGGTTGGAGATGAACTTTTAGATAATGAGGCTGTGGATAGTGTTCCCTTCTCCTCCCTTACACCTATACCAATGCCTCATAAGTTTTACGGTCTGAGTATATACGACTTAATCTCTGACCTTCAACTAATTAAGACTACATTAATGCGTAACTTGTTAGATAATATGTACCTAACAAATAATGGGCGATATGAAGTAGTCGAAGGACAAGCTAATTTAGATGACCTAATGACTTCTAGACCGGGTGGTATTGTACGAGTGCGTACACCGGGTGCTGTTAACCCATTGGGAACACCACAACTAGATGCTAACTCATTCAACATGCTAGGATACTTAGATAGTATTAGAGAAGAAAGAACAGGAGTTAGTAAACAATCAATGGGTTTATCTGAAGGTGCGTTAAAGTCACATCAAACTGCTACAGGTGTCGGTCAAGTCATGACTGCTGCACAGCAGAAGATTGAATTAATAGCTAGAGTATTTGCTGAAACAGGAATGAAAGATTTAGCAAACTCTGTCTATATGCTAGTACAGAAATACGAAAAGCCTGAAAAACTAGTTAGACTAAATAACAAATGGACTACGCTATACCCACACGAGTGGAAAGAAAAATTAGATTGTGTAGCACAAGTAGGTCTAGGATTTGGTAACAAAGATATGAACCTAATGCACTTAGGTAGATTGTCGCAGACAATACAAATGATTGCACAACACCCAGCAGCAGGTATGTTACTTAAACCAAAGCATGTATATAATTTAGTAGCCGAGCAAATAAAAGCTATGGGTATGAAAAATGTAGATGACTTTATACAAGACCCCGGTGAAGCAGATGTGCCACAACAACAAGGCCCTAGTCCAGAAGAGCAAGCCAAGCAAATGGAATCACAGCTTAAGGCAGAAGAAATAAAAGTCAAACTACAAAAGATACAGCAAGAGTCTGCACTAAGACAACAAGAAATGCAAATAGATGCTGAAATAGCACAGCAAAATCTTGAACTAAAAGCACAAGAAGCTAAAGTAGAAATGCAAATTAAAGCACAAGAGCTTGAAATTAAAAAAGCAGAATTAGCACTTAAACAACAAGAACTTATTTTAGAAAAAGAACAAGAGCGAGCTGTTAAAATAGGAGACTAAATGGGGAATAAGGGAGAAGAAATAGCAAGGGCAGACCAAGCTAAACAAATTTTAGAACATCCTCTTTATATAGAGGCTCTATCCACAGTCAAGGAAGCATTAATACAATACTTACTTGATACCAAAGTTGCCGAGGAAGTGGAAAGAGATAGATTGTATATAACAATTAAAGCACTGGAGTTAGTTAACCAACACATAACTTCGGTACTTGAAACGGGCAAACTTGCTGAAAGGGAGCAAGAAGAATTTTTAACACAGTAGAGGAGAAAGACCTATGGATTCCGTAGAGAACACCCAAGAAGGTAAATTTGATAGAGCACAAGCAGGTTCGGCAGAAGAAGCTGCAAACCAAATCCTAAGTATGTGGGACTCAGAAGAGCAAACCGCAAGCGAGGAAACCGAACCCACTGTTGACGAGGAAGTGGTAGAGGATACAGAGGAAGCTGAAGAGGTAGAAGAAGAGGCCCCCGAAGAAGAGGGACAAGCTGAAGAAGAAACCGAAGAAGAGGTAGACGAAGAAGAAGCTGAAGAAGAAACTGAAATAGTAGCTGAAGAAGATTTGAAGTACACCATTAAGGTAGACGGAGAAGAATTTGAGGTTGGTATTGATGAGCTTAAAAACGGATACCAAAGGCAAGCTGACTATACTCGTAAGTCTCAGGCACTAGCCGAGCAGCGTAAGGAGACGGAACAAATCCAGTCCGAGCGTATGCAACTAGAGCAAGAGAGGCAAATGTACGCTAATGGCTTACAAATGTTGCAAGAGCAACAAACAGCTAAACTTAAACCTTTTGAAAGTGTTGATTGGGAAGCATTAAAAGCAGAAGACCCTTATCAGTACATGATTAAAAAAGATGAGTACAGAGACGCACAGGAAAGAGTTACTAATATACAGCAACAACAACAACTTGTTCAACAAGAGCAAAATCAACAAGCTCAAAAAGCAAGGGCACATTTTGTTCAACAAGAGTACAGTAAATTAGTAGAAGCCTTACCTGAGTGGAACGATAAAGATTCTACTATTAAGAAAGATGTACAAGAGTACGCTAAATCAGTAGGATTTTTGCCAGAAGAGATTAACCAGTTGGCAGACCACCGTAGTGTTCTAGTAATTAAGAAAGCTATGGAGTATGACAAGCTAACAAAAAAGGTTGCTCCTAAAAAGAAAGCGGTAAAGAAAGTTCCTAAAGTACAAAAATCTGGAAGAGGCAATTCAAAAGAAGACGCAGCTGTTGAAGCTATTAAGAAAAAGCGTGCAAGGTTGCAGAAGTCAGGCAAGCAAGATGATGCCGCTTCTGTATTTTATGATATGCTTTAATATGGAGAAAATGAAATGCCTACGCAATTCAAAACTTATGATGCAACAGCAATCCGTGAGGACTTGTCTGATGTAATCTATGACATTTCCCCAACTGATACTCCCTTCCTATCGAGTATTGCAGGTAAAGGCTCGGTTTCTAACACTTACTTTGAGTGGCAAACCGATGCATTAGCTGCTGCTTCTGGAACGAATGTTCATGTTGAGGGTGCAGCTGCTGGTACTGCTGCAACTACAGCTACTACTCGTTTGGGTAACTACACTCAAATCAGTAAGAAAGTTGTTGAGGTTTCTGGTACACACGAAACTGTAAACAACGCTGGTAAAAAATCTGAGATGGCTCACCAACTCGCCAAGGCTTCTAAGGAGCTTAAGCGTGATATGGAGACTTCACTTCTAGCTGACAACGCTGCTGTTGCGGGTAACGCATCAACAGCTCGTGAGACTAAAGGTGCTGCCAACTGGATTGCAACTAACGTAACTGACGCTGGAACTTCTGGTTCACACGCAGCAGTTGTTGAGGATGACATCATTGCAGTAGCTCAGTCTACTTGGAACGCTGGTGGAGAGCCTTCAACTATGCTACTTGGTGCTACTAACAAGAAGTTAGTAACAGCTATGTCAGGTCGTGCTGATGCAGTACGTTCAGTATCAGATGACAATATGTCAATCTACAATGCAGTAGATGTATATGTATCAGACTTTGGTACATTCAACATCACTCTTGACAGATACTGCGACCAAGACGTTGTATACTTCTTAGACCACGATATGTGGTCAGTTGATTACCTTCGTGATTTCCAAACTGTGGACATCGCTAAAGAAGGTGACTCAGACAAGAAGATGCTTCTAGTTGAGTACGGTCTACGTTGTGGCAACGAAGCCGCTAACGGTAAGATTAGAT